TATTTATAGTAAATAATACTGTTATGAACAATTTTGATAACAAATTAAATAATTTCATAAATCAAACTCCAGCAAATAATCAAGTTGGTGAAGAGGTTTGTGATGCAGTTACTGGTAAATGTTATATCAGAACACAGGACGGACTTATAGAAAGAACCGTTATTGAAAAAAAATTAGTGGTAGAAGATGGTAGAGAACTTCTTAGAGAAGATATGCCTATAAGCCACACAAGAAGAACATATATTAGATAATTTATAATATGAGAAAGAATATTTCGGAAAAGTTACTTGAAAATGAGGTTAAGAGATATAAGCAAATTCTTGGTTATAATGATAATCTTTTGAAGGAAACTGTTTATAAGTTTTATGAAGCTGATGAGGAACAACCAGCTGAACCAGCTACTGATCCTAATGCAGCTGGTGACACAACTGCAATGGCACCAGATGCTTCAGCAGACCCTAATGCTGGTATGACAGATCCAAATGCAACACCTATGCCAGATGCTGGTACAGCTGATCCTAATGCCGCAGCTCCAGTAGCTCCAGATATGACTGCTCAACCAGAGATGGGTGGCGAACCTGACGTTGAAATCGATGTTACTGATATTGTAAATGATACAAAAGAACTTGTAAAACAAACTCACAGAAGTTTGAATAGATTACAAATGGTATTTGACAAGATTAACGACATTGATGGTAAATTAAACAAAATGGATGGAATTATTCAGAAAATGAATGATCTTGAAAAGCAAGTTGAATTAATGCGCCCACCAACAGAAGATGAAAGAAGAAAAGCAATGGCTGCAAAGTCATATCCTTATAATTTAACAGATGATGATTATTTGGAAGGTAATGGTTATAAGAACCAAACCGAACTTGAAGGTAAGCCAGATAAAATGTCCATGATGGACGCATTAATGTCAAATTATGATAGAAACGATGTTAAAAAGAGTTTCTATATTGATAATGATGATGAAGATGCAAGAGAAGCAAAAACTTTTTAATAATGATACAAAATTTTATGCAACGTTTGACTTTGGGTCAAACTTTAACAGACAGTAATACAGATTCAACAAATAGTTTCCTACAAGGAAATACACCCCAAAATACACCATATCAAGGTTCCTCAACAACACCAAAATGGAATATTGGTTTAATTGGTTTTATCGGTTGCGGTACTGGTAGTGACATTATCAATGTTACAGTTGACGGTGTTACTTTTGATCTTGCTTGCGGTAATATGATTTCAATGCCATTTAGTTCAATAACATTAAATCACTATACATTATTAGGTGCTGGTGGTTCATATGTTACTCAAGATAGTACGAGCGGTTCTGTATCACAAAATCCAGGTGTTTTAGTATTCGGAAAGGCTTACCAGACACAAATGTTCTAATAAATTTTTTAAAAAACTTGACTTTTGTTTTGATAATGCTTACTATTGTAGTATAAAATTAAAACATTATGTTAGACTACAAAAATTTAGACTGGGGCAAAGCCACCGAAGACGTAACAACAGATTATGCAAAAGCAAAGGACAATTCAAACTTTTCACAAAGTAAAAAAGTTGATTTAACACAGTACCTTTCATTAAGTTTACCAGAAGGTGTAAACGAAGGAGAAGTGATTGTTAGGATTCTACCTAACCAAGATGATCCGTACAAATTCTACGAAAAGAAAAGATTCAACAACATTAAAGTTGGGAAAAATTATGTAAAACTCTATGATCCTGCTCAGGATGGAGAAGAATCACCACTTAACGATGCCTATCAGTTCTTGAGAGGCGGTGACAAAATCGACCAAGAAAATGCAAAAAAATATAGAGCTTCTGATTATTACATCGTTAGATGTATCTTAAGAGGAAAAGAAGCTGAGGGTGTTAAATTCTGGAGATTTGCACACGTTAGTAACGGTACAGGTGTAATGGACAAATTACAAGCAATCATCAAAAGACAAGAAGCAAAAGGTCGTGGCGCTGGCGCTATATGGAACCCTATTGCTGGTCGTGATATCTATATCAGTCTTGTAAAAGACACATCTAAAGGTAAAGGAAAAGAATTTACCAAAATCGCTTCAATCATGGTTGAAGAAACATCACCACTTTCTACAGATGAAAACCAAATGAATACTTGGTTGAATGATTCTAAAACATGGAAAGATGTTTATTCTAAGAAATCTGTTGAATATTTGAGAATTGTTGCACAAGGTTCAGTACCTGTATGGAGTTCAGAACTTAAAAAGTTTGTTGCGCAATCAGATGATGAAAGCCTTCCAACACCAACACAAACTACTAACTACCCAACATCCGCACCTACTGCGAATAACAACGTTGATGTTGAAGACGAGGTAATGAATATTGACGATTTACCTTTCTAAGTAAATAATAACATACCAAAACCCCCAAGCAATTTGGGGGTTTTTTAAACTAATACAAATTATAAAAAATTGTTATGGCTAAAGGCATTAAAAAAACTGAATACTCACTTGATGATTTAAAGAAAGAACTTGGTGTGAGTACAACTAAATATAAACCAGATTTATTTCTTGAATGTGGTGAAGCATTCTTAGAAGCAACAGGTCTCCCAGGCCCTGCAATGGGACACATTAACATGTTTATAGGGCATTCAAATGCTGGTAAGACAAGTGCACTTATTGCTTCAGCGGTGGATGCGCAAAAGAAAGGTATCATGCCTGTGTTTCTTATAACTGAAAAGAAATGGTCATGGGAACATGCTAAATTGATGGGTTTCCAGGTTGATTGGGATGAAGAAAAACAAGATTGGATTGGTGACTTTCTTTATTTCGATGAACTTGATTGGATAGAATTAGTTACTGAAAAAATTAATAAAGTTCTTGATGCACAAGAATCAGGTAAATTAAAAAGAGATGTTTGTTTCTTTTGGGATTCTGTCGGTTCAGTACCATGTAAAATGACTTATGAAGGTAAAGGTGGTAAACAACATACCGCTGGTGTTCTTGCTGAGAAAATCAATATGGGTATAAACCAAAGAATCAATAAAACAAGAAAAGAAAATTCACCTTATCTTGCTGGGTTAGTTGTATGTAATTTACCTTGGGTACAAATTCCATTGGTTTATGGTGCACAACCTAAGATGAAACCAAAAGGTGGTGAAGCATTATACCAATCATCTACACTTGTTTTCCGCTTTGGTAATGAAGCTGAATCTGGTATTTCAAAGATTGATGCAACTAAAAACGGTAGAACTATTAACATAGCTGTTAGAAGTAAAATCACTGTAGATAAAAATCACATCACTGGTCTTGGATATAAAGATTCAAACATTATAATTACACCACAAGGTTTCCTAAAAAGTGACAGACGTGGTAGTAAAGAAAATAATGAGGGTAAAGAAGCAATCGCAAAATATAAATTAGAACATATGAATTATATCGCATCTCAATTTGCAAAAATGGGTGAGGTAATTGATAATGTTGATGATTTAGAAATTATTGAAACAGAAGATAGAGGAACAATTGATTATGAAGATTAAGAAACCTAAGGTTAACAGTTTGTTGATTGATGGTGAGAATTTGCTAAAGATTGGATTTCATGGCACCAAAAATACCCAAACAGAAAATGGTAGTGTTGGTGCCATTTTTCATTTTATAAACACCATAAAAAGATTTTATTCCGAATATGGGATAACAAAGGTTGTGGTGTTTTGGGAAGGTGAAAACTCAAAAAAATATCGTCAAGGATATTATCCATATTACAAACAAAATCGAAACTCACAATATACTGAAGAACAAATTTATGATCTTGGTAGACAACGTATTCGAATTAAACAATACCTTGAGGAGTTATATATTCGCCAAGTTGAAGTTGCTGAATGTGAAGCTGATGACGGTATTGCTTATTACTGTAAAAATTCACCAAACGAAATCAAATTAATATTGAGTTCGGATAAAGATTTATTACAATTAATATCTGAAGATGTTAAAATATATCTTTTGAATAAAAAGGTTGTGATAACAGATAAAAATTTTCATACTTATTTTGATTATCATCAAGGTAATGTTGGATTAATAAAAATGATTGCTGGTGATAGCAGTGATAATATTTCTGGTTTACAAAACATTGGTGAAGAAAAAACGTTGAAATTATTTCCAGAATTGAGAAAAGAAAAAAAAGATTCTGATTGGATAATTGAACGTACAAATGAATTGTTAAGTGAAAAACCTGACAATAATATGTTGAAAACAATTGTTGAAGGTAAAACAAAATGGGGTACATATGGTAACGATTACTTTGCTGTAATGAACAAGATTATTAATCTTGAATCGCCGAATGTAACTGAAGAGTTAATGGAAACAATAAGTGTTATGGTTAATGAGCCAATGGATCCAGAAGGTAGAGGTGGGATTAATTCAGTAATGAAAATGATAAAAGAAGATGGAATTATAAATTATATTCCAAGTTATGACGATGAATATTTTGTTTTTTGGAGTACGTTCATAACTATAATCAAAAAAGAACAAAATTATTTTAAAACTAAAAAAATCTAACTTTTAATCTTTTACTGGTCATCTTATATTTATAATAAATTATAAATATGAAACAAAAAATATATCTTTATATTAAAACAAGTCCAAAAGGTTTAAAATATTTGGGAAAAACCATAAAAGACCCCTTCAAATATATAGGTAGTGGTTTAGTTTGGCTAAATCATATAAAAAAACACAAAATAAAAACAAAAGATATTATAACTGAAATTTTATTTGTGGGTTATAATAATGATGAGATAAAAGAGAAAGGTACTTATTACAGTCAATTATATAATATTGTTGAATCAGAAGAGTGGGCAAACCTAAAAATTGAAAATGGTGATGGTGGTTGGAGTGGATGGCATAATGAAGATACAAAAAAAAAGATGTCTGAGGCAAGAAAAGGTAAGATTGTTTCTGACGATATTAAAAAAAGAATGTCTGATGGTCAGTTAGGTAAAAAACACTCTGAAGATACGAAAAAAAAGATGTCTGAATCTAAAAAAAAGATGTCGGATGAAACTAAAGAAAAAATTAGATTTTCCGCTTTGAACAGAAGTGAAGAATATAAAAAAAAGATGTCAGATATTAAAAAAGGTACTATCATAACTGAAGATGTTAAATTAAAAATTTCTCAAAGTAATATTGGAAAAAAAAGGAGTGAAGGTACTAAAAGAAAAATGTCTGAATCTAAAAAAAATATGTCTGAAGAGACTAAGAAAAAAATGTCTTTGAAAGCTAAAGAAAGATGGGCAAAAAATAAAAACAAATAATTTTGTTTTTTGGTCAACTTTTATTACTATTATAAAGAAGGAACAAAATTACTTCAAAACTAAAAAAATATAAGATTATGGAAGAAAGAAAAGAGCGTAATTTTGAGTTTACGTTGAAACTCAACGAACATATTATTGTTCAAAGATTGTTTAATGTTTTCGGTTTTAATAATAAAGCTGTGAACAGTTTAGATTTTAAATATGTTATTGACGATAACATAAGACTAATTCAGGAATCCCTTAAAAATAAGACTCTTGATTTTATGAATGAAAACAGAAACAATTACACTAACAACCCATCATTTGAACAAAATGAACATAGTGATATGTTTGTTTTTACAATAAAAATGAATGGTAAAGAAATTGCTCACCGTGAATTTGATGCACGAATATATCCAGCTACTGTAAGATATAGTGTAGACATCAGAGAGCATATCTATAAAATAATCACAAGTGTACAACGAGTGTTATGTTCTAAAACAGAAAATCTTGAATTGAATTATTTAGAATATAAACTTGGTTAATTTATGGTTGAAAAGATATCAAATTTAAGTGATCTTGGTCCTGAATATCAATTACAATTATTTAATGAAATAATAACAGACCACAAATTTGGTTTATCAATTATTGATATTATTGATAAACAATATTTTCAAAATGAGGCCTTTTCAAAGATAGCCCACATTATTAAGGAATATTACAAAGAACATAATTGCCTTTTAAATTTCCCTGCGTTGAGAACGGAAGTCAATATGAATATTCCGATGAACGCAGAAACATTTAAACAACAACTTTTAGATACCATTGATAACATACAAAAATGTAAAATCAATAATCTAAATGTACAAGATACAGCGCAAAGATTCTGTAAAATGCAATCTTTGAAAAATGCTGTAAACAGTATCAAAAGCAAACTTGATAAAGGTATTCTACAAGATATTGATAATATCGAGGAAACATTGAAGAAAGCTTTAACTTTCAGACAAGTAGATGAACCTATCGATCTTGAATTTGAAATAGATAATGTTTTATCTGATGATTATAGAGAACCTATTCCAACTGGTATCACTGGAATAGATAACATTACAAATGGTGGTTTAGCAAGGGGTGAATTAGCACTTATAATAGCGCCACTTGGAGTAGGTAAGACAACAATGCTTACCAAAATAGCTAATACTGCCTATAGATCAGGTAGGAATGTATTACAAATATTTTTTGAGGATAGTCCTAAAGATGTTCAGAGAAAACATTACTCTTGTTCTACAGAAATTCCGTTACCTGAATTATCTTTGCGTAAAGATGAGGTTAAAAAGAAAATCAAGATTATCAATAATCAAGAAGGTATTGGTAAATTATATATACTTAAATTGTCCGCAGATGGTTGTACCGTTGGTGTAATTAAGAATACAATCAAAAGAATCAATTCTAAAGGCGATAAAATAGATGTATTAATTCTTGATTATCTTGATTGTTTATCAGCAGAAAAAGAATTTGCTGGAGCAGAAGATTGGTCTAATGAAGGTAAAATTATGCGCCAAGTAGAATCAATGACAGCAGAATTAAACATTGCCAGTTGGGTAGCTACACAAGGTAATAGATCATCCACAAGTGTTGAGGTTGTAAAAACCGAAAATATGGGTGGAAACTTGAAAAAAGCACAAATTGCTCACCTTATTGTAAGTGTTGGTAAAACTTTGGAACAGAAAGAAAATGGTAGAGCGACTATAACCATATTGAAAAATCGTATGGGTTCTGATGGAATGATTTTCCAAAACTGCCTTTTTGACAATAAACGTATGCTTATTGATACCGAAGATGTCATATCTATACATGGTTTCGAGGATAAAGATAAGCAAAATCGTCAGAAAAGCTTGAACGAAAATTTAAGATCTAAATGGGAAAAAAATGGCGCAACCCAGTAAATAACAAACTATAAAAAAATATATATAAACCTTGACAAAAATGGTTATATTTATTTTTAAAACCGATAAAAAAAAATGGATATATCACAAAAAATTTTAAGCGACATTACGGTATACATGAAGTATGCCAAGTACTTACCAGAGAAAGAAAGAAGAGAAAGCTGGGAAGATTTAGTAACAAGAAACATGGAAATGCATATTAAGAAATTTCCTATGTTAAGAGATGAAATTATAGAAAAATACAAATTTGTATATGACAAAAAAGTATTACCTTCTATGAGATCACTTCAATTTGGCGGTAAACCAATTGAAATTTCACCAAACAGAATATACAACTGTTTTGGTAGGGAAACTGAATTTATTACATCGGAGGGAACAAAATCATTTAAGGATTTTGAACATGGAGATATTATAACTGTTTTAACACATACTGGTAGTTGGAAATCAGCCGTTGTTAAAAATTATGGTAAACAGTTTCTATCAACAGCCACCTTTAGTAGGGGTAAAAGTAAAAAAACCATCAGAGTTACCAAAAACCATAGATGGATTTTATTTGATGGTTCTGAAACAACCGAACTTGAATTGAATAAACCACTCTTTCCAACACAAAAAAATGAAAATTTTGACTATAATGGTGCAACACCTATGGAAAGATTATATTGGTGTTATGGTTATGTATTTGGCGATGGTACACTTCTTAAAAAGAATGGTGAAGCTAAATATTCTATGGTTAGATTGTGTGGAGATGAGGCAACTAAATATCTTTACAGATTCAAAGAAATGGGGTTTGAAACATCTACCTCTAATAGTTTGGATGGGGATATTATGGTTTATACTGGTAAATATTTAAAAACAACACCAGATATAAATATAGATGGTTTAAATATGATAAAAGCCTTTATGGATGGCTATTTATCCGCTGACGGTGCTAAAAACCCAGATTGGTATGAAAATAATACATTATCTAAATATAAATCTATACAATCTTCACAGGAAGATCATATAGATTTTCTTAAAAAATATTTGGAGGTTTGTGGTTATTATATTACAAATATTTCTGATTTAACAGGTGAAATAACAAATTTTGGTGAACGACCATTAACTAAAGATTTTTCAATAACAAATCACATTGGTAGTAGACCAAACACATCTTGGTCTATGACTGAAGTTAATGATTCATTTGTATCAGAAGATGTGTGGTGTCTTGAAGTTGAGGATGATAAAAGTTTTGTTTTATCTGGTGGTATTGTGACTGGTAACTGTTGTTATTTACCAATAGACTACATTGATTGCTTTAGTGAAGTAATGTTTTTATTGCTTGGTGGTACTGGTGTTGGTTACTCAGTACAAAGACATCACGTAGAAAAATTACCAGAAATAAGAAAACCAAACCCAACAAGAAACAGAAGATTTTTGATATCTGATTCAATTGAAGGATGGGCTGACGCTATCAAAACCTTGTTAAAATCATATACAGGTGATATTTCTTCAACACCAGTATTCGATTTTTCAGATATTAGACCAAAAGGTGCAAGATTGATTACATCTGGTGGTAAAGCTCCAGGGCCTCAACCACTTAAAGATTGTATTCATAATATTAAAAAAATATTAGATACTATAGAAGATGGTGAAAAATTAACGCCAATTCAAGTTCATGATATTGTATGTTATATTGCAGATGCAGTACTTGCAGGAGGTATCCGTAGAGCGGCACTAATTTGTTTATTCTCCGCTGACGATGATGAAATGATTTCTTGTAAATCTGGTGCATGGTGGGAAAATAACCCTCAAAGAGGTAGAGCGAATAATTCTGCCGTGTTACTAAGACATAAAATAACTAAAGAATTCTTTGATGATCTTTGGTTGAGAATCAAGTTGTCTGGTTCTGGAGAACCTGGTATTTATTTCACAAATGATAAGGATTGGGGTACCAACCCATCGTTAAGGGCAGGTACAAAAGTGTTAACAACAGAAGGGATTTTTCCTATTGAGGAGTTGCAAGATAAAAGTTTTAAAGTTAAAAATTTAAATGGTGAAATATCTGATGCAAAATGTTGGTTATCTGGTAAAAATCAGCAACTTGTTAAGTTAACACTTGAAGATGGTACCGAATATTTTGCAACTAAGGAACATGAATGGCCCGTTTGGGATGGTGAAAAGTATGTTAAAGTTAAAACACCAGATTTAACAAACGGTGATAAATTACCAATAATTAGAGAGAATAAACTTTTTGATGGTAATTTAGGTGGGTATGATGATGGTTTCTTATGTGGTTGGATTATTGGTGATGGTTGGGTTTCAAATAGAAAAGAACATTCAGAATATGGTATGATAGTATCCGACACTGATGATGAATCTAATATATCCGATAAATTATTAAATACATTAAAAACAAATGTTATAACATTTAATGGTAATTTTAATCGTAGATTCAAAAAGGAACACCAAAATATTGAGGAGGAGATGCAAATAGTTCTTGTTGATACACACACAAAAGAGATATCTATAAATAATAAAGAGGTTGATTTATATATTAAAAAGTTTGGTAATGTGGATAAAAACTATGGTTTACCTAAGTCGGTTTGGGTTGATGGTTCAGAAAATTTTAGAAAGGGCTTAGTTGATGCATTATTCAGTTCAGATGGAAATGTAAGTAAAACACAAAAAAGAATAACATTTACATCTTCACATAAACAATTAGTGGATGATTTATCTGAATTATTAGGTTTCTACGGTATAAAATCTAAAATAAAAACATCTAAATCTAAATTAGATGGTTATGATAGTGAATTTACAAGATATGATTTAAGAATATGTGAAACAAGTTCAATAAAACACTTTATTTCCTTGTTTAAATTAACAAATAAATATAAACAAGATATTTTAGATTCTTATAAATTTAGATATAATATTCATGATGATAAACAAATAAAGGTTGAATCCGTTGAATTAACAAATATATATGAGGATGTTTGGGATATTTCTGTATTTGATTCAACACATTGTTTTCAAATTTCTAAATTAATTACAGGTAACTGTTGCGAAATTGCACTAAGACCATATCAATTCTGTAATCTATGTGAGGTAAATGTTTCAAATATTGAATCTCAGGAAGACTACAACGAAAGAGTTAAAGCTGCCGCATTTATAGGTACATTACAGGCTGGTTATACAGACTTCCATTATCTTCGTGAGATTTGGAAAAGAACTACTGAAAAAGAGGCTCTAATTGGTGTAGGAATGACAGGTATCGGTTCTGGTATTGTATTAAACTACGATATTAAGGGAGCAGCTAAACTTGTAAAAGAAGAAAATGCTCGTGTTGCGGCAATTATAGGTATAAATGCTGCCGCAAGAACAACAACAGTTAAACCATCAGGTTGCCAAATACCATCTACTGAAATTAGAACAAATAGGGGTACGTTATCACTTGATGATATATTCAAATTAAATGGTGTTGACTTGGGTACTAAACTAAATGAATATCGTGAATGGTACGATGTTACAGAAGATATTAAAGTTTATAATTACCTAAATGAAGAAAAAACTATAACTAAGTTGTTTGTAAATGGTTATGAGGAAACAATAGAATTTGTTATGGAAGATGGTACTGTTATTGAATGTACACCAAACCATAAATTTATGATGGTTGATGGTACATGGAAAGAGGCTAAGGAAATCACAGAAAATGATGACTTTTTAATAAAAATTTTCTAAATTCAGTTCGTTTCACTGTTGTTAGACTATTTATATAAAATGAATAGTTATGGCATCAGTGAAACAATCTTGGATTAAAAAGTATGGTGAATTTGAGGGTTTAAGGCTCTGGGAAGAACGTAAAAAATTATCAGCTATTACAGAAGATAATTTAATTAAAAAATATGGTTTAGAAGAGGGTTCTTTGAGATGGTTAAGTTACAAAAATAAACTAAAAATTCGTGGTACTAAGAAATGGTACGTTGATAAATTTGGTGATAAAGATGGTACAAGCAAATGGTTAGAAAAAAACTCTAAATTATCTGTTAGTGAAGATACGTTAAAAAATAATGGGTTCTCTAATGAAGAAATAGATATTATTAGAACTAAACATCAAGTAAAATCCATTAGGTCGATTGATAATTTTGCTAAAGAGTGTGGTAACTACGATAAGGGTGTTGAGAAGTATAATATTTATCGTGAAAAAAATAGATTAACATCTTCCTGGGGATTAAATTATTGGATTGAGAAGTGTAAAGGTAATATCGAAGAAGCAAAACATAAATTAACCGAACACCAAAGTAGAAATATTGAATGGTGGAAAGCTAAATATGGTGAAGTTGATGGTGTAATTAAATATAATGATTGGGTTATACAAACAACTAAAGCCATAATGTGTGGTGATAATGTTTCTAAAGGACAAATATTATTGGAAAATGATATAAGACAATTCTACAAAGGGACTATTTTAGGTTATCAAGAGAAGTACGGTATAATATTAACCAACTCAGAAAAGAAAAATTATAAAATTAAAAATAGTATATTATATCCAGATATAA